TCAAGGGCAGCAAGAACTACTTCCATCCTGAGAGCGTAAAGGTTGACCGTGGTGAACTCCTTGGCTGGCTGCATACTTCTATGAAGATTTGGCCGTTCCAGGAGATTGACTTCAAGTCCCGTCACGAGGAAGATGGTAAGCCTGTTGCCGATGCCCCTGCGTTCGATATTCACAACATGGTTGCTGCCAGTCGTGCATATCGCCCCTTCGAGATTAAGTGTATGAACTCTATCTTGAAGGATCGTAATCGCATGGGTGCTCACAACGACAGTGTACGTACTTACTTTGTTGAGGACCGCATAGCCGTCCAGAATGTATGGCAGGATCGTCCTATGCTGAATGTGGTAGACTGCGAACTGTACGCAGGTCCCGTGTTCAACAATGTACATGACTATGCTATTGCAACCGTTTGGAAAGATTATGAGGGCTAAAAACTAAGTAACTTGCTACTATGGTGCATAAGACATACTCACTTGCACAATACCTAAGAGGGAGCGTCAGGAATATTACTATTTCTGACGAATCCCTTATGTCAATATGTTCGCATGTTGGCTTAGAGCCGTACACTGACTTTGCGCAAACGACAGAGAAAGATCGTGAAGTTTCTCTTGCCTGGCTATACGTATGGATTGCAGGCAGTCCGGTGCAAAGTGGTGGTTTCACCGAAGAAGACGGCGACTGGCGAAGCAGTGAGAATGGTGAGCGCATGTCCGCAAGCGTGTTAAAGAATTACCTGGCCATGGCTAACAGAATCTTTGAAAAATACGGCTTAGAAAAAGTAAGTCCGAACAAATGGGGTTTTGTTGGTACAGGTTTTCGGAAAATCCGCAGATACACATAACCACTCAAACCTATGGCTCGTATAAAAAACCCTCGTTTCCCTCACTATTGCAAGATTATCCGTTATGCGGCTACTGAGCCGATGGAAGATCAGGCAAACATTCTTAACGACCCGATGGCAGACGAAGATACTGCGGGCGGAAACAACGTTGCGCAGTCAGAAAGCACAAGGGAAAAATCGACTAAGATTGTATACGAGGGAGTATGCAGAAGTGACAACCGTGACACTATATCGGACAATGGAGACGTAATTGCATCGTACAGAACTCTCGCATTGCCTTTAAAACAGGATGAGTGGACGGAAGAGACTATTCCGATTGAGGGTGACAAGATTGAGTTGCAGCGTTTTGGCTATAAGGAGTATGGTCTTGTTATAGACAGGCGACCAAGCAATTTGGGAACTCATATTCTCTGGAAATATGTCCGTAACTAACTCACAGATAGTTCACTTTGCTATTGCTGACTACAAAACAGCAATTTACAACGAAATAGAAAAACGTTGTAGAAAGTTTTGTACCGACTTATGTCAAGAAGCAATCAAAGCACGGGAAAATACTGAGGGTGCTCACAATTTCACAGGAAATCTGTTGAACTCAATAGTTGTATGCCTATACAAGAACAAAAAACCTATCAATGCTTACTATGCAGCGCAGTATGTACCGAAAGCCATTCAGGTGAAGATGCGTCAGAGAAAAAAGAAAAGCTATCGTTTCAATCCCGACTATGATGGCGAAAAAAGCCATTACCTGCCAACGGTTCAGACCAACGGCGGTTGGGGAGAGGACGATGCTCGTAATTTTTTTCAAAACTATCGACCGCAGGGCACAAACATGTTTGACATTGTAGTTGCCTATCCTGTTGAGTATGGTAACTGGGTGGAAATGAGAAGAGGTACAACAGGTATTCTGCAGACTTATGCTAAAGCAGGTGAGCTCGCTGTATCATACTTACAAACATCTTAGACAAGAAGTTGATGGAAAAGAAGCCGCTAATATATCTCATATACAATGACCTTGTTGCTGCTGTAAAGGGAATTGGTGATAAGGTTTTCCTTGATCGTCCTAAGAATACTCCAGATGAATTACAAAGTTTCGTCGTGGTCAATATTCCAACGGAGATTCGTAGTCGCTTAAAAGGCACATTCGATGTGTCAAGTGAGTGTTACGGCTCATACTCCATCTTCTGCAAAGCCAAGAGTGACCGAACATTGAACATTGGTATTCAAAGTAGCCTTACACAGCAAGTCTTGGATTTGTTTCCTATTAACGGAGTGCATGTATCGGCAACAGTTCCCACCGTGCTTATGCAAGGAGAGGACGGCTTTGGATTTCAGGTTACTCAGATAACCTTCAAATTGCGGACCAAGTTAAACGCAAGAGATATTAAAAAATAAAAGTCGAATTATAAAAAGAATAACACTATGGCACTTAAAAGAAAGATTGACTTACAGGGCGATGTCTTTGAGGGCATTAGTTCTGTTTTCGCTGTAAAGGGTGGTATTACTACTACTGAAGGAGCGGCAACCCTGACAGAGGCTAACATGTTGGAGTTTCCAGTTTCTGACGATTCTGGTTTCAACTTTGACACTGGTCAGCCGAGTATCGAACACTTCAAGATTAAGGGTCTGAACACCGACTGGGTGAACACCTTTACCCCTGGTGACGGAGAGATAACCCTTGAGATTCCTTGTAGCGAGACCAACATCATGCAGGTCTGCTTCGGTGATGAGGGTACTACGACCACCATCACACTGCCACAGGGTATGACAATAGGTGGCAAGGGTTCTGTGTCAGGCAAGGCTTATGCGTCAGCTCAGAAGGCTATATACCTTGGTCTTTTCATTCTCAATGACACCGAGGACAAGGTTCTGTTTGTCAAGAAGGCAAAGTTCATGGCGCAGGCTATCTTTGATGGCTCTAACAAGCCTTTGTGTGTAGTACTCACAGGTGCTATTGCCGCAGGTGCAGACAAGGATGCCTTTGGCGTTCTTGAGCCTGTTGCTGGCGAATAGAAAAAATCAGTGACATTTCAAGGGCAGTGGTAGTTTATAGCTGCCATTGCCCTTTTTTTTAACCCAAGAAAAAAGAGATATGGGAAAAGAAGAGCAAAAACTTTCGCAGCCGTCCGTTGAGGCACAGCGACTATACATGTCCTTGGTCAATGATGATGCTGAAGAAGTAGTCATACCACGAACGAACAAGAAATACAAGATTCATTGGCTAAAGAACGGTCAGTTGGAGAAACTTACACGTTTGCTACTGCACAAGAGAAGTGTTGACGAGGACATTACTACAGGAAGTGAGGTCATGGATGCCATTCTTGAAGACACCAAACTTGCCTGCAAAGCCTCGGCAATAATCATTCTCAACGGCTATTGGAAATTGAAGTTCCGCTATTGGTTTCTTTGGCGTTGGTTTTATTATGTTCGTCAATACGAGAACATGCAGCTTGCCCCCCTTTTGGAAGTAGGTAAAAAAAAAGTTCCGCTGCTTCAATTCTATCACACTACCACATTACTGACAGGGGTTCAGGATTCGCTGATGAGGATGAGGGCGAAGGAAGTAGAAGCTACCCTGCGAGAACATCCTACGGCAGTGCCTTCTCAGACCGAAAACAGCGGCAATGGTTAGTTATGCCGAAGTATTTCCTCTTTGGTCTTTACCGCATACAGATGTATGAATACTATTGGGGACATACCAAGGCTCAAATAGAGTTGATAGACATTGACCAGCCATTTACAGCCTGGGCGAAAAGTGAGAACGCAAAGAAGCCTGGGGAAAAAGGTTACAAACCCAACAAGAAGAAACTTGACGCAGCCGTCGAGCGTTGGAAGCAGCGCAAGGCAGAAAGAGAGAAGCGCGGATTCAGTCTCAACACTTTCCTGAACACTGGAAAGAAAATACCCACGACACAATAAGAATAACAACATAATACCATATATTCCATGCCAGATTTATCACCATTGAAATTCAAGGTTGCCATTCAGGACGAGGCGACAGGACAGTTAGACAAGATAGAGCAAGAGTTTGCGAAGTTAAAAGACAAGACTATCAGCGTGAAAGTTGAGGGTCTTAGTGATTTACAACATCTACTCAGTGCTCTGCAAACCCAGCAAGTTGGTAACTTAGGCAAAGAAGTTGGCAAAGTAATCAACGAGGCATCCCAAAACTTGCAGAAAGAAGCGCAAGATGCTGTTAGGGCTTCACTTGGAAACTTAGCAAAAGACCTTGTTTTAATCAAAGAAGCCATTCAGCATGACAACTTTACCGCCTTCAGTACTCGCATAGAAAAGTGTGCGCAGGCTGTGAATACCCTTGATGCAGCCTTCAAGCAATTTCAAGTCACTATCGGTGCCGATGCGGGTATGAAAAACTTTATGACGGGCTTGGGTGAGGTCATAAGGAATGTTCGGACAACGATGGGAACTTTGGAAGTTTCCAAGAATGGTGGTTCTTTGAGTAGTTTAGCCAACACCTACACAAGGAATGTCGAAAGAATGGAGGATGCACTCTTCCGTCTGCAAGAAGCACGGGCAAAAGTTTCCAATGCCATCAAGAGTGCTGAGGGTGCAGGTATGGATAGTAACGTTATCAACCGTTGGCGTATCTATCTGCAAGTTCTTGATGCCTATGAGAAGAAACTGCAAAACATCAAAGCTGACGATTCTTTGATGAATGGTCGTGGTTGGCAAACTAACGCCTTTGGCACTACGTTCAAGCATCTTCTGAGTAATGCCAGCGACTTTGAGAAAGCCGCCAATGTGTTTATCCGCGCCCAGGAGAAACTTTCTGCAGCGAGAGAAAAGGCGATGGGAATGAATGCAGGAGCGGCAGCGCAGAGTGGCGTAAGTCTTTTCTCTGGGCAGAACACAGAAGAGATACGCAAACAGGTCGATGCCGTAGGAGCGTTGTACTCTCAAATCCAAAAGTTAGAAAGAGAGTTGGGAAGGGCTGGTATGGCTATGCAAACCATCAGTCCTACTCGATGGGATGAGCTGCTAAAG